AGAGGGTAAACTATTTGTAAGTGAGGGTTACACAGCATGAGCAATCCTAATTCTGTAACTGTAAGTCAGGTTTCTGATGTAACTACAGTTGAAATTACAACGCAAGGGCCACAAGGTCCTGCTATTTCTGGGGTTAACTTTGATATATCGGGTAAAGTTGATAATGCAGTTCTGTACTATCACGCTGCTTCTGATACCATTAAAGCAGATAACACCACTACTAAACTTACACTTGTTGACGGAGGAAACTTCTAATGGCTAACACGATCAGAATAAAAAGATCAACTGGATCATCAAATCCAGGGTCATTAGAAAATGCTGAAGTTGCGTTTAGAGAAGGCGATGAAGTCCTAATTTATGGTACGGGTACAGGGGGATCTGGAGGTTCAGCTACAAGTATTATTCCTATCGGTGGTAAAGGAGCATTTTTTGATAAGGCAACTACAAGAACAACCAATCATGTTTTAGCTGGTGCTGCTTCTGGAAGTGCTGCTGCACCTACATTTAGAGCATTAGTAAGTGATGATATTCCTTCGATAGCACATACAAAAATATCTGATTTTGATACTGGGGTACGCACCAATACATTGGCAGAAATGGCTGCTCCTGCTGCTGCTGTATCACTTAACTCTCAAAAAATTACATCATTAGCAACTCCAACAGCTTCAACTGATGCAGCTACAAAAGGGTATGTTGATTCCACTTCTCAAGGTTTAGACATAAAAGACTCTGTAAAAGTAGCCACTACAGCAAATATCACACTCTCTGGAACGCAAACGATTGATGGAGTTGCTGTTTCTGCTGATGAAAGAGTTTTGGTTAAAGATCAATCTACAGCAAGCCAAAATGGTTTATATCTTTGCAAGGCAAGCACATGGGAAAGAACAACAGACTTAGCCGCTGGTGCTAATGCGGCTGGTATGTTTACGTTTGTTGAACAAGGAACAGTAAATGCTGAAAATGGGTTTGTTTGCACTTCGGATTCAGGAAGTGCGGTGGTGGCAACGAATAATTTAGTTTATGCACAGTTTTCTGGGGCGGGTCAGATTACAGCAGGAGATGGTTTACAAAAATCTGGTAATACTTTATCTGCTGATCTTAAATCAAACGGTGGACTTGTTATTGAATCTGCTGAAATTGCTGTTGATCTTGCTGCTAGTTCTATAACAGGAACACTTGCGATTGGCGATGGTGGAACGGGTGCTACAAGTGCAAGTGCAGCTAGAACAGCTTTAGGATTAGCAATCGGAACAAATGTCCAGGCTTTTGATGCACAGCTTAGTGACATAGCTGGTCTTACTCCAACAGATAGCAACTTTATCGTTGGTGATGGTTCTAATTTTGTTCTTGAGTCAGGAGCTACAGCAAGAGCATCATTAGGAGCACAAGCATCTGCAACAGATTTAACAAACTTATCTTCCTGTCAATCAGGTGGATCTGCTGCTTTGGCTGCTCTTACTTCAACAGAAATCGGTATTCTTGATGGAGCTACAGTAACAACTGCTGAACTAAATATTTTAGATGGAGTTACTTCAACAGCAGCAGAGTTAAACATACTAGATGGGGTAACATCTACCGCAGCAGAATTAAATATTTTAGATGGAGTCACATCAACTACTGCTGAGTTGAACATTTTAGATGGAGTAACATCTACTGCTTCAGAGTTAAATATTCTTGATGGGGTTACAGCTACGACTGCTGAAATTAACTTGATTGATGGTGGAACGTCAGCCAGTTCAACAACATTAGCAGCAGCAGATAGATTTATTTGTAATGACGCTGGAACGATGAAACAGGTTGCCTTGTCTGACCTTGTTACATTTTTAGAAGATGAAAGTGCCTCTAGTTTCAACATAGATGGAGGAACATATTAAATTTAACCATCAGGAGGTCGAACAATGGCAAATCAAATTAGGTTAAAAAGAGCAAGCGGTAGCGATCCAGGTGCTAGTGATCTTGTTACGGGTGAAATAGCAGTAAGAACGGATACTGGTAAATTATTTACAAAAAAAGATGATAATTCTGTTACTGAGATTGGAGTTACTGCTGTAGCTGATGGATCAATAACATCTGCCAAGATAGCAGATGGAGCTATTGTTAATGCTGATGTAAATGCAAGTGCAGCAATAGCAGGGTCAAAAATTGATCCTGATTTTGGATCGCAGAATATTGACACTACTGGATACATACAGATAACTTCTGCAACTCCAAGTCTTTTTTTAACAGACTCTGATAATAACCCTGATTATATAGTAAGAAATAATAATGGTACATTTGTTATTAGAGATGGCACTGTTGGTGCTGACAGATTACAAATAGCAACTGATGGTCACGTTGATGTAACTGGCAACCTAGACGTTGGTGCAGGGGTTGATGTAACAGGAGATATATCCGTATCTGGAACAGTTGATGGTAGAGACTTAGCTACTGATGGTACGAAACTTGATGGGATAGAGAGTGGAGCAACCGCAGATCAAAGTGCTAGTGATATAAAAACATTACTCAACAGCAGTGGACTTGCTAATGCACAAATTGATGCAAGTGCAGCAATAGCTGGCACGAAAATTTCACCTGATTTTGGATCGCAAAATATAGTTACAACTGGAACTTTAGGCTCAGGTGATATAACAATTACTGGAGGACAGCCAGCTATAAATTTTATAGATAGTGGTCAAAATCCAGATTATATACTTTACAACAACAATGGAGCTTTAAGAATACACGACTCAACAAATGGTGCGGACAGATTTGTAATTAATACAGATGGACACGTTGATATAGCTGGAAATGTAGATTTTGGTGCTGGTCTTGACGTAACAGGAAACATAACAGTTACAGGCACAGTAGATGGAAGAGATCTGGCTACTGATGGATCAAAATTAGATGGAATCGCTGCTTCTGCTACTAATGTCACTAATAACAACCAATTAACAAATGGTGCAGGTTATATAACCTCTGCTGATGGAGGAAACGCAGCAACATTAGACAGTATTGATTCAAGTCAATTTTTAAGGTCAGATACAGGAGATACTGCTAGTGGACTGCTTACAATAAGTGGTGGAATGACTTTTGCTTCTGACACTAAATGCACTGCAAATATAGCAAGTTTGACTGATGGCTCAACAATAACTATCAATTTTACTACTGGAATACATCATGCTGTAACTCTTGGAGGTAATAGAACATTAGCTGCTAATAATGAAGGAAGTGCGGTAGGGCAATGTGGTTCTATTTTTATCACGCAAGATGGTACAGGTTCAAGAACTCTATCATATTCTTCAGATTATAAATTTGTAGGTGGGACAGCACCTACCTTATCGACAGCAGCGAACGCAGTGGATAGAATAGATTATGTAATTAGGGGAGACGGAGTGGTTCATTGTGCAATTTCTTTGGATGTAAAATAAATGGCTTTATTTGACACAATTCGAGCAGGGGCAAGCGGAGCAAGTGCTGATTATGAAATTGATAGAAGTCTAAGGTTTAATTCACCTGACAGTCCAAATATGCACAGAGAAGGGGGTAGTGATGGTAATAGAAGAACTTTTACTGTTTCTGTATGGATGAAAAGGTCAGACAGGGGTGAACATAGTTGGTGGGATTTTTATACTAATGATTCAAATAGAACCATATTTCAGCTTTATTTTGGATATTTAAGATTATTCAGTAGGGTTAGCGGTAGCACTCAAATGAGTTGCAATACTGATAGCAGTATGGAGTTAAGAGATTTTACTGCTTGGTATCATTTTGTCTATGCAGTAGATACTACTCAAGGCACACAGTCGAACAGAGTAAAAATGTATATCAATGGTGAGCAAAAAACTGTTAGTGGTACATTGCCAAGTCAAAATGCTGAAACTTTTGTTGGCTCGTCCAATGAAAATAGAATAGGTTGCCAGCATGACTCTGCTGGTAATGAAGCATTTTTTAATGGTTACATGGCAGAGTTTAACTATATTGATGGACAACAATTAACACCAAGTTCATTTGCTAAAACTGACGCAGTTACAGGAGAATATAAGCCTATTAAGTATGATGGGTCGTATGGAACGAAAGGTTATTATCTTAATTTTTCAGATAACTCGTCAACTTCAGCTTTAGGCACTGATTCAAGCGGTAATGGCAATAATTTTACAAGTGTAAATGGTTTTTCAGTAACAAGTGGGAAAGATAGTGATTCTTTTGCGGATACACCTACAAATAATTTTTGCGTTTTAAATGAAGCAAACAGGGGAGATGATTTACAGGAATTAACTGAAGGTATGTTAAGAAGAGGTGGAGGCTCTGATAAGTGTTTAGCAACTTTTTTACTAGAGAATGGTAAATATTATTTTGAATATTTAGCTGAAGATAGTAATAGTAACCATTTGCCTGGTGTTACTCAACATGATACTGATATGCGAAGTAGAAATAATAGTCAAGCTGCTTTTTATGCTCCTAATGGAGAATATAAGATTGAAGGAGGTTCGCAACAAGGAGGTCAACCTACATACGGAAATGGCGATATTATTGGAGTTGCGATAGATACAACACTTACTACTCCTAAAGTGTGGTTTGCAAAAAATAACAGTTGGATATTGTCAGGAGATCCATCTTCGGGTAGTAATGGCCAATCATTAACGGCTGGTAAAAAATATGTTTTTAACGCAGATCATGGAAGTAGTAGCGGTTCAACAACTGGAACTTGTTTCTTTGGAGCTCATCAAGGAGAATTTAATTACACACCTCCAACGGGATTTGTAGCTGCGTGTACTAAAAACTTACCAGAACCAACAATAAAAAAAGGCAACCTTTATCAAGATCAACAAATCTGGACAGGTAATGGTTCATCACAAAACATAACTGGTTTTAATTTTTCACCTGATTGGGTTTGGGTAAAAAATAGAACTGGGTCAAATAGTAATGTTTTATTTGATGCAGTTCGTGGTGCAACTAAAGAGTTAATTTCAAACTCTACCAATTCAGAAGGAACAGAAGCAACATCTATAACAAGTTTTGACAGTAATGGTTTTTCTGTTGGTAGTAATGGAGGTGTTAATGGTGGTAGCGGTAGCTATGTTGGGTGGGCTTGGGACGCTGGAGAGTCAACTGTAACAAATAGTTCGGGGTCAATCTCTGCACAAGTAAGGGCAAAAGCCACAGCAGGGTTCTCGATTGTTACTTATACAGGAAATGGTAGTAATGCAACTGTGGGACATGGTTTAGGTGTTGCACCGCAATCATACATTATTAAAAGAAGAGATAATGGAAGTGGTGGTACAAATTGGAGGGTCTATCATCATATGCTTGATTACAAGGAAGACCCAGAGGAATTTCATCTTAAGTTAAACTCAACTGACGAACAAAGTGGTCAATCAAATATTTGGAATGATACTAAGCCAACATCTTCAGTGTTTAGTATAGGAACTCATGTAAGTGTAAATTCAAATAGTGGAACTTATGTGGCTTACTGTTTTGCAGAAGTTGCAGGGTACTCAGCCTTTGGAACGTATGTTGGAAATGGTGGTGCAGGTAGTGGTATTGATGGAGCATATATCTATTTGGGTTTTAAGCCAGCTTGGATTATGGTAAAAAGAATGAATGGATCGGAAAACTGGTGTATTTGGGATAATAAAAGGAACGAGGACTTAGGCAACCCAAATGGTCGTATATTAAGACCTGATTCAAGTACAACTGAAGGGGGTAATGTAACAGGAAGCAGTGGTCATGCCATTGATATGTTGGCTATGGGATTTATTTGCAGGACAGGCGAACAGAAAATAAATGCAAACGGTAGTACTTATGTTTATTGGGCTTTTGCAGAAAGCCCTGCTAAAATCTCAAGAGCAGGGTAATATATAGTTATGGCTTTTCAATTATCAGACGGAACTGGTATTCCTTTAGATGTTCCTTTTACTATTGGAACTACAAATTATCCAGCAAACTGGTTAAGACTTAGTACTGCTGACGAAAAAACTGCTGCTGGCATAACAGAGGTAGCTGATCCAAAAAGTTATAATTCAAAATTTTATTGGTCAGATGGTACTTCAAAAACACTAGCAGATGTAAACGCTACTGATGAAGATGGTAATTTAATTAAAAACGCAGATGGTTCTCAGCGTATAGATTACGGTTTAAAAACTCTGTTGAAGAAGGAAGAGAAACAAACAGCAGGTTATTTATTAGCAAGATATGATTGGTTAGTTGTAAGAAAAGCAGAAAAAGGCACAGCAATACCAGCAGAAATTACAACATTTAGAGATGGAATAAGAACAGCTTGTAATACAAGAGAAGCTGAAATTGATGCTTGTGCTGATATAGCAGCTTTAGAAACACTTTATGAAGGTGAAAATATGACACAATATCCAAATGATCCTAATATCCAAGTATTATGAAAAATATAGTTGAAAAGCAATTAATTGAATGGAGAGAAGAGCTTGCTAAACAAAAGCAAAAGCAAGCACAGGCAAGAAAAGTATTAGAGGAAGCGAGCCAAGCTATTTTGTTGCTTGAGGGCGGTGTACAGGCGAAGGAGTTGCTACTGAAGAAGATCGAACCAGAAACCCAGCCAACAGGTATAGTGGAGTTAAACCAAGAATCAAAGCCAAAACCATCAAAGTAATTGGCACACTAGCTTTTAGGAGAGCTTCCTTAATCATGTTTCAAAAAATTGCTAACGTCTTAAGTATTGTTTCTTTTCTTATGGTAGCTTCCATGAGTGGTGGAGCGTACATAGGCTACAAATATGTAACATCAGAAAACTTTAAATCTCAAGTTATGAATGAGATTCTTGGCAATGTACAAGGAATGATGCCTAAAGTATTAGACAATGTAATGCCCGAAGGAACAGGACCATCTATACCTTTTATTAAGAAGTGAGTGAAATTCCTCGTTTTCAAATAAACGAGGTTCAAATACATAGAATACCTGTTTGGCAACCTTACAATCCAGTAATAAATGAAATATATAAGCCTATTGTAAATATTCCAGGTTGTGTAAGAGTTCATAGAAATAATCTTACAAGTCTTATTGATAGTGATAAAGATGAATATGGAACATATACAGAATGTGGTAACTTCAGTATTCCTAGTTTTGAACCTCTGGATTACAACCCCAACGAATTTAAGTATGTTCAATCAGAAACCTCCAATCAGACAGAAGAGTTTGTACCACCAACAGTAGAACCACCAAAATATGAACCAAAAAAAGAAGAAGATAAACCTCTTTTTGTTGAATGTCCTGGGCCTAATGACCAAAGGGTAGGCCAATATGCTTCAGAGTTTAAACTGGAACGGGTATCTGGTCATTTAAGAAGCGAAGATGGTAGTAAGTGCATAACGCTTTATGAAGACGTTAAATTCATCGAGCAATACATACCGAATCCTCCACAGCTTGTTAGTACTGCTGTTATTGCTACTGTTGCTGCCTCTACTCCACTACTGCTTAATATTGTCAAACCTCTAGTAAAAAATTTATTTAAGAAACTGACAAAGAATAAAGATAAGGTAGAATAATAAAACCCTATTTAACATGGCGATGGATAGGGCGTCTAGGTGGGCAAGTCTAACCGTGCTTGCCTACTGCCTTTTTCATGCTAATATAATATATAAGCAACCAGACCCATTATCAAATCGTTAAATCGGTCACTGCTCTGTTGGAGCGTCAGTTGCTTTTAAGCATTGCTTACCTGACAGCCTCTACTTCAACGAGTAGGTAGTGAGCCCAGGGCTAATGCTTATTTTTGTATTTGCAATTCGTGAGTGTGCGGTATTACTTGATTAGGTTTTGGAGCGATCATCACTCCTTCACATAATTTTGCAAACTCACTTTTCGGATCAAAATATATACCAGCTAACATAAGTTCACCACAATTTTTTAATCTAGCAATTTCATAGTTAAGCATCTTCGCATTTAACTCTTGTTTTTGTAACTGAATTTGTGTATTAGCTGCATCTAAACAGGAATCTTGAAATCTATTATCTAGCGGAATATTAAATGTAAATGCAAATCCAAAGTTTAGCCCTAAAGAATCTTTGTTACCACTATAGTTTTCTTGGTAGTAAAGTATATTACCTGGATTATCAGGCACTCCATCATTATCTGCGTCTGTCGGGTCATATACAGGGGTGTTGTAAATGTAATCTTGAGGTCGTCTTTGATTAAAAGTTGTAGTAACAAACGGACTAAATCCCATCTGTGGTCCAGAGCATACTATCCCATTTCCATATTGATTTTCTACCATCGGACCGCCAAGCACCTGAGTAGCAAAGTTAGATACTGAAGATGAACTCTGTGCTACAGGAGCACTTGTGTTTGACACGTTAGCAAATACTGGATTGCCTACTAAAGTTATTGCGAGAAGATAGTTGTGGTATCTGTGACGCTTGTGCTTTCTATGGTTCGGGTTATATCGGTTACGGATTCCATTCCAGGTGCTTGATAAACTTCTGTAAATTGAAAGGCATCTCCCTGATTTGTTTGAGTCCAGTTTGGTCTTTGATCTAGATTTAATCCCTGCCATGTATGAGTAGTTCCGTTTATTGTTTCACTAACTGAGGTAGCTGCTGGAGTAATAGAAGATCCGTCATGCTGTATTCCTGATCCTGTAACCGAGTACAAAAACCCACTATTATATTCTGTTGTTCGTAAAGTCTCTGTAATATTTGTGGTAGTCTCTGTTCTACTTGTGGAACTACCCTGTGTGAAATTAGGTATAACTGGCACAGCGTAACAAGGAGCAGATATAACAAAGCCAAGAAGAAGAAGCCTCCTCATTCGATAGTAAGATCAACGACAAACTGACCTGTCATCACGATACCAGTTCCCGTTCCTGGTGTCAGGGTAATTGTGTGGTTGTCTATTGCTACTGCTGCTGTGCCCACGCTTCCAGCACTTGTGCTTGTAAGGTCCGAAAAATTTGGCACAGTACCTACTGTAACTGCACTACCTGGTGTAGCGTCTCCTTCTAAATAGCTAGTAGAAAAACTGAACGCTTCACCACTGGTTGCTTGGGTAGCAGAAGGAAAAGCTACGGCTGGTACTCCATTAGTAACAGAACCGAAACCGCCTACTGTAGCTGCTGAGTTTGAATCGACAGTTGTCACATTGTTACCGCTTATGCTGTAGGAAGAGCCAATTTTATCAGCCGTACTAGCTGCCGAAAGTGATTCAAACTTTACACTGGAAGATATGGAGTGATTCATGTCCGCATAAGCTGGTGCAGATACAAGAAATAAAAACGGAAGTAGCTTTTTCATTTTTTAGATTTAGGGTCGATTACTTCAGCACCTTCTATTTTAATAGGTGTTATTACCCTTATAGTCTGAACCATACCATTTTCTGTGGCAACCTTATCGTCTTTCTTACTACTTTTCTTAGATCCCTCTAAACCGAATGTTGCGAGTGCTCCCGTCAGAAGCGAAGCAGGAAACGTGATGTCTTTGGGTTCTGAACTGTATCCAGGGATTGAAATGTAATTAAGAGTTACTATGAATCCACTCCAAACAACAACCCCCAGCCTAACAAAAAGGCTTATGATCGCAAGTTGTTCCTCTTTATCATCTAATCCATCTTTAAGTTTTTGTAGAACATTTTTCTTATCGTCAGCCATAAAAAGCAATATCTCTTGTTATATATTAGCAATTTAGCTATGTTTGGGAAGTAACACATAAAAACGATGGTAAAAATTCTAAAACCTATTCTTCTTGTATTTATAAAATCTAAGGCAATGAAGAGGTTAATTATTGATTTGTTGAAGGCGATAGCTAAAGAAACAGACAATACATTAGATGATCAAGCAGTTAGTTTTATAGAAGCCAGAATGTATCCAGGTTCTACAACTAATCTTCAATGATATGAAAGACACTTTTTTTCAAATTATCTTTGAATCTCCACCAGCTGAAGTAGAACTTTCTACCGAATTAAAGTGTAGAGAGGTTATGAAGTCTAATGATATAGAAAAAATTAAAGCATTTTGTTGTGATCTTGTAAGAAATCAAGCCAAAATGGATACGGTGCTTGCTTCAGCATTGGCACGTTTAGCAGAACAAGAGTCAAAGAAAATGATTGAAGAAAAAATAGTAAAAGCGAAAGGTATCAATAAATTACTTTTTCTTTTTCATCAATTTATGATTATGAAACAAGTAGAAAAAATTATGAAAGCAAGCCATCCTCAAAGTCCTTAAGTTCTTGTTCTGAAAAGTCCTCTTCACGCATACATAAGACTTCACATACTAAAGCGTTGTGTTTTATGACAGCAGTTCTTATAAATTCTGTAACCCATTTACCATTAGTTATAAGTTGAGCTTTTCGATTACTGTCAATAAAAACATAATGATCGTAACCTCTTAAGTCTTGGTCAATAAGTTTTTTTTCTAAGTTTGATATTCTATTTAATTTTAAAGTTTTTAATTTATTCATTGTAATAAAGATCGTGGACTCGTTGTAATGGTATCGCAGCCACTTGTGGAACGACAGAGTTACCTAATGCTTTAGTTCTGTCCACCCTATTGGATAACCCATCACTTCCTCTAGGAAGAATGGGCTTACTGACATACTGTCGCCAGTTTGGGTCAAGACGTCTGGTATTACCTTTGGCCCATACTTCTCGTTCCATTTTGTTGAAGTTCTGCCTTTGTAGTCTCTTGCTGTTGGAGTCGGTAGACTTTGTAGATGATTGAATAATTCCACTGTTTGAGGATTCAATGCCTCTCGAAGATTGGCTAACTTGGTACGACCTTTCCTGTGAACTTGAGTCTGTTTTATCATTGATCTCATTGATCGAGGAGGAAGGTGATCCATAGTCGTTGGTGTAGGCAACACACCACCACCTTGAACGTCTGTGGCAGGCTCCCAGTGAACTCGCAGATATAACTGACCATTCTGCATCGTACCCTGCTTGGGAAAGCTCTCCGAGAACGATGTCCAATCCATTATTAAGGATCGCTGCCACGTTTTCCAAGACAACGAATCTTGGTCGTACCATGCGTATGACTCGCATGAGTTCGTAAAAGATACCTGATCTGGATTCTTCTGTGATTCCAGCTCTATTTCCTGCCACTGATATTGACTGACATGGGAAGCCTCCGCAGATGACATCATATTGTCCAGGGATAGCTGTGAATGTTCTGATGTCATCATGGATTGGTGTGAATGGAAAATGTTTTTTAAGAATCTTTTGGCAAAATGGATCAATTTCAATAAATTGTGTGGTTCTATATCCTCCCACCAGTTTAGTAGCAGCGTAAGAAAAACCACCGATACCCGCAAAGGTATCTAACATTCTTAGTCCTCGCACTTTTTTGTCCAATTGAAACCGTTAGCGATACGACTTTCTTGTGCTTTATTCATAAGTCTCATATCTTCTGATTCTGCATCTTTATAATCTTCTCCATCTGCATGAGTTTCTGCATATTGGTACGCAAGTTCCCTTAATACAGCACTTGCTTTTTCGCCTCTTGCAACACATAAATCTTTAAATAATTTACCTCTTGTGGGGTCTATGAGTACTTGAAATAATACTTTTCTAAAGATGCGATTGTACTCTTTGGATTCTTTTACTGGTGTCATAAACTAGCGTTTCTTTCATTATACTACCATGTTATAGGAGTGTCAGATTTTCTCCAACGATTATTAAATGCAACTCGGTTAGCTTTGCGTTTTGCTTGCTTACCTGCTCGTATTTGTCTAAATGCCTTCAAATTTTCGGTAATAGTAACAATATCTCTTGTCATAGCAAACTTAACCTCTTTCATTAAGTTCTCAATAACTATGTCTCTAGGGTCTTTTTCCATTAGCCTCGTGCGGGGGGATAGCGTCCGAAATGTCCCAAACGCTTTAATCCTAGTTATAACCTAGAATTGAGATGGGACAAGAGGGGTGGGACATAGGTGGTCACAAAGTAAGTGTCCCATCGTCTACATTAGTGGGACAGCTTTGCTGTGTCCCATCTGCTTGTCCCGACCCAATATCATTAGTATCACTATCATTAAGTGTAGGTGGGACAGTGTCCACGGCCTCCCCCCGTGCGAGGATAGCTCTGTACTTCTTTCCTTCTTTAGTTTCTTCTACAAATTCTATAAGTCCTCTCTTTTCTAATCTTTGGAGCGATTTTCTTATAGTTCCAGTTTTACCACCAATTAAAGGATCATATAAAAGATCGTATTTGGAACGAGTTTCGGGGTGAACTGATCTCATTCTCTGTAAAATTTTATCTGTGATATTAGCTGGTGTATTATCTTGAGATGCTATTTCAGGTGTGAAGTCAGATATACTGTAAGTAAGATCATCTTCCATCTTCATAATTAAGGAAAGACCTGATCTACCGATACGAGACTTTTCAACTTCTATAATTCGAGCGTTACTACCAACTCTGCCTACGAGTTCATCAGTTGGTTTCTTTAAAGCCCAAGTTTCATCTACACCATCTCTGATAGCAGAAGTACCTCTAAATCCACCATTCTTATTAGCGTGATGGATAACAATTATTGAAGTTGGCTCCCATAAAGAACCATTGTTTTGAGTTAACCAATAAAGAGGAGTAGCAAAATCAGATTTATTTTCATCAAAACCTTTACCTCCGCTACAACCGATAAGGGAGTCAATAATTACTAATTTAGGCTTCACAGCGTCCATCAACTTTATGAACTTTGCATAGTTTTGGAGCGACCAATCACCAAGAATGTAAGTATCGGTGTCCATTGGATATTCAATATCCTCCAACTGTTCTTTAAGCTGAACCATTGACTGATCACCATTCAAAAGAAGAACTGGACCTTTCTGTACTGGCATATATTTGCCTCGAACTAGAAAAGGACTACCAGTTGCAACGTGCTTCGCAAGCGACCAAGCAGACATTGATTTACCATCTCCACCTGAACCGAAAAGTAAAACAGTAAATGGTGAAGGTAAAATATCTGGTACGGTAAAACTTCTCTCTACTTCCAAATTCATCAAAGATTCTACTGTCATTATCTCAGAAGAATTTTCATATTTCATCTGATCTATCAAGAGTTTTTCAATACCTTGTTGATCTCTGTAACCAGCTTTGATTGATAAAGCATTTAACTTGTAATTCATCTCAGCTGGATTATCAATATCTAATAAGTCTTTAGCTTCTTTGATTAAATCCTCAAATTTTGGTACGGATAATCTTGTTTCTTGTATGAAACGTGATTCTGCTTCCTCAACAATCTTTTTTACTGTTTCAGTAAACCTCCTTCTTTCGGGATCTTCTCTATCTGCAAGCCAAATAAGAGTACCTAAACCAATCCCACTAGATTTTGATTTAAATGAGTAGAAAACGTCTTTACAAGGATTACCATTCTCCCACTCTTCAGCATAATCTGG